TGCTTATCAAGTTATTCCCAAAGGAGATATAAAATGGATTGGCAAATAGATATATATTATTTAATATTCTTAGGTTTCTGTATTCATTTCACATGGATATTCGGAAAGAGACACGGAATCTCAAAGACGATAGACCACTTAACAGAGGAAGGTCTATTAGAACTAGATGAGGACTGAAAAATAGTTCTTGACAAGGTGGTTTAATTTTGTTATAATTATATAGTGAAATTTATAAAAATTCACAGAAAGTTACGCGGAGTTGCAAGTCTCCCATAAACAAAACTTGTTTTATGTCTGGCACGAGTAGGAAACAAAAAGCTTTCCGAGGGCGAGGTAGGAGTTCTCATTCCACCATGAGACGGGTTTTTCAGACATAAATTTTATTAATCGAAGTATCGAAAGAACTTCACAGAGTATTCCGAAAGGATACTAAGGAGAAACCAATGACTGGATTAACAGCATTAAACTTTAATGATTTCGACAAATTATTTGTCGGATTTGATCGCTTACACAATGAGCTAACGAGAAGAGCCGAGACATCGCCTCTTAGTAATTACCCTAGATACAACCTAGTGGCTATCGGAGAGGATGCATACCGCATCGAGATGGCGCTACCAGGCTGGAAAAAAGACAATATTGATATCAAGCAACACAAAAATAAACTTACCATAGAAGGTAAGGAAAAGCAAGAGCTAGGTTCTGATGAGGAACGCTACATCCATAAAGGATTAAGCGGTAAGACCTTTAGTAGAATCTTTACGCTCGGTGACTGGGTAGAAGTATCAGATGCAGGGTTTAAAAGTGGTTTATTAGTAATCAATTTACAGGTGAATACACCTGATGCAGAAAAGCCAAAAGACATTCTTATTGGCTAAGGAGAAAAGAAATGCAAATAGCAAGACGATTCTTGGATCGTTATGCGAGTGTGCAAGCGTTTCAAGAAATTAAAGCAAAATACTGTCCTGATGGACAAACTTGCGAAGCAGTAGTAGGAATGGGAATGATAGTAGGAACAATATATATACTAACATGGCCTTTCTTTAATTATTTATGATTATATCAGACACAGCTTTAGTAAAGTTAAAGGAAAGAATCGCCTCAAGCACAGCTTGGGGCGTTCGCCTTTCTGTAAAGGGAGGCGGGTGCGGAGGCTATACATATGAGTTAAGTTATGCAGACATGCCTGATTTAACTGATGTGGTATACAAAAACGTACTAGCAGTTGATAGTTTCAGTTGGAACTATGTAAAAGACGCACAATTAGAATGGAAAGTAGAAGGAGTACAAGAAGAATTTGTAATCGAAAACGGAGGCATAGAAACAGGACGCTGCGGTTGTGGTGAAAGTTTCTACATGGAGTAAAAATGAAAACAAGTAATAATGGAATAGATTTAATTAAGCACTTTGAAGGGTGCGAAACAGAAGCATACTTATGCCCAGCAGGAGTATGGACAATCGGATATGGACATATTAAAGGAGTGCAAGAAGGTGATGTAATTACAGAACAACAAGCACACGATATGTTAGTAGAAGAACTAGAAGAATATGAAGGTTACATTAAAGATTTCGTTGAAGTTCCTCTAAGCCAGAACCAGTTCGATGCTTTAGTATCTTGGGTTTATAACTTAGGGAGTGGTAACTTAAAAAGTAGTACTCTTCTAAAAGTATTAAACAGTAGAGACTATGATGGTGTTCCAGAACAAATATTAAGATGGAACAAAGCAAATGGACAAGTGCTAGAAGGTCTTGCAAGAAGAAGAGAATCTGAAGCAGAACTCTTTGCAGAAGCAAGACATCATGGAACTTAAGTACGAAGGTAAGTCTTATTTTATAGGACAAGAAATGTGGGATAAAATGAATGCACATGCTCTGCAAAGAGGCATGACACTAGATGAGTATATCGCAGAAGCATTTACAAAATTAAAGGAACACAATGAAAACGCAGACATACGAAATAAAAATAATATTTGACGCTGATGTTGAAGACGGCGATCCCAAAGATTGGCTGCCTGAAGCATTGGAAGAAGGACACTTTAAGTACAAAACTCAAAAGATTTTTAGTACTGAAGTAAGTCCTATCGACAAGGAAGACCCTATCCACAAGTGGATAAAGGACTTCAAATGACAGTCGAAATAAACAATTTAAGAATAGCCATAAACTTAATAGAAGAAAAACAAAAAGCAACTAACAGTGCTTCACTATGGCAAAGTTACGAAGAGGAGTTAATCGATCTTCGTAAAAAACTGGGAGAGTTAGAATGTCAAATGGACAACAAAACATAGGACAATTTTCTGGTGATATGGACAGAAACGAAGTTGAGATAGATCTTAACAAGTTTATGGCTTTATTACAGGAGAAGTCCGAACTCAAAGACAGGATTAGAGAATTAGAAGATATAAGTAATGTAAACCCTTATCAAAAGGTAGTGTTTTTAGCACAAACCGTTGATAGCTGGAGAATATTTCCAAGGGCATTTTTAAGTATCTATATGTTTCTTCTCTATTATGCAACATTTTGGTTTATGGATATACCTGAGCCATCTTTAGAACAATCAGGCTTAATATCAGTATTAGTCGGAGCAGGCGCAGCTTGGTTTGGATTATATGCTGGAACACACAAAGCCCCAACCGCAGGACAAAAAGAATAATTAAAAAAATAGACAACATAGAAAAAGTACACCCAATGAGGCAAGTTGCCATAATGTCGGTAGTTCAAGTTATAGCACTAGCCTTTATGGTTGTATGTATGTATTTAATAGGAGTAATATTTAATTGAAAATAGTAATTTATAGTAAAGATAACTGTCCCTTTTGCGACAAAGCAATAGGCTTAGCAAAACTAAAAAAGACAGAGTTAACAATCAAAAAATTAGGAGTAGATTTTGAAATAGAAGATATGTTTCAAATGTTTCCAACAGCTAGAACTTTTCCACAAATAGTTTTAGACGGGAAAAACATTGGTGGGTATACTGAATTTTCACAACTCATAAAATAATACTTGACACAGCACTTAAAATTTAGTATAATAACACTATGAATATTTTTATACTTGACGAAAACATAGACAAGTGTGCAGAAGCTCATGTGGATAAACACATTGTGAAAATGCCCTTAGAAGCTGCACAGATGTTGTGTACAAATCATTGGATAACAAAATACTTAGGACACATACCGAGAAAACTAGAATCACATGAATGGCAAATTATCAAAGAAGCTAAAACAAATGAAGTCAGAGACTTTCCTTACTTACCTACTATGTACAACCACCCTTGTACTATTTGGGCTAGGGTTAGTCTTGATAATTATGAGTGGCTTTTCTGCTATGCGCTCGCACTCAATGATGAATACAGATACAGGTATGGAAAGGAACATAAATCAGTGTATGATGTCATACTCAAATTACCCGACATCATTCTACCAAGGAGTGGACTCACGTCATTTGCTCAGGCTATGCCAGACGAACTCAAAGGAGATAACGCAGTCGAAGCTTATAGGCGATTCTACCACAAAGACAAAGCAACCTTTGCAGAGTGGAAGTACAGAGACAAGCCCCAATGGTGGTTAGAAGAGGAAGCAGACTATGAGAGTCGTATTACGAGATAAACCTTTATGCACAGTATTTTTCCCAAAAGACTGGAGTCAAGAAAAAATAGACAAATGGTTATGGCAATACTATAACCACAATAATTTATTACATTAACAGGACATAATGACAGAAGAAACAGAACAAAAACAATTTAACGACTATGCAAAATTCGTTAGAAGCACCACCTCAGACGAAAGTCTACACACAATAGCCTTAATAGGCAGATTACACAGTCTACAAGACGAACACGGAATCGAGTTTCCTCAGCTAATCACAGCATCAATCGGTATGCAAGCTGAATCAGGAGAGTTTTCGGAAGTAATCAAAAAAATCATATTTCAAGGAAAAGAATTTAACGAAGACGAAAGATTTCACCTCATGCGTGAGCTTGGCGATGTACTATGGTACTGGGTTCAAGGTTGCACTGCGTTAGGGTACACTCCACAAGAAGTTATGGAAGAAAATATAAATAAACTAGAGAGTAGATACCCTAACGGATTTGAAGTAGCAATGTCTGAAAACAGACAGGAAGGAGACATATAATGGAGAAAAGAAAAATACCTGCGCATCATAGACAAGCCTTTGCAGAAGTAGAAGCTTGGAGAGAAGATAAAAAACTATTTGGTGTAGAGATAGCAGAACAGATAGCTATAGATAAAGAAAGAGGAGATATATAATGGTTTTAATGAAACAACACTACCACACTTTTCAACACGAAACACGTACCGCAGAAGTATGGAAAACACAAAAAGGTGAATGGGCTACTAGACATTATGAGAATAGTGGTAGCGGTAGTGTTTGGCAAAAAGACATAATACACAAAGGAAAAAGTGAGTCGTGGGCAGAAGATGCCGCAGAAAACTGGGTAATGGGAGTTATAAAGTGATAGATATATTTTTATTACCTTTTTATTTATTTAAGTGGGCATTTTCTTTAGTATTTTGGTGGTATTTATTAGTAATTATAACAAGTACAGATGCATATTATGATGTAGCTGACAAACTTAAGGATAAGTGGTATGGGTACAGAGAAAAATAAATTTAATGAAGATTTAGTATTACATAAAGTAAAAGCTTATATAGATAATACTTATAATCAACATTATGGCAAAGGTAACATTCAAACAACAGAAGTTACTTTTGACTCTGGGCATGGAGAAAGTTTCTGTATAGGGAATATTTTAAAGTATGCTCAAAGATTTGGCAAGAAAGAAGGAAAAAACGAACAAGACCTCTATAAAATTATACACTATACAGTAATGATACTAGGTAAAATGGAAGAGGAAAAACAAAATGAACACAGAGAATTTGAAGATCATATGCAAGAAGGAGTAGAGTAGTGCCACGTGGAGTTAGAACAAAATCATATGAAAAGCTAGATGAAACAAACTTACAGAGAGTATGGGAAGCACTAAATAGTAGTAGTCCTATTACAAAGAAAGAAGCATGCGAAATGCTTAATATTACATACAATACTACTAGACTTAATAGAATACTAGAAGAGCATACAGATACTATGCAGTATAGAGCTAAACGTAAATCTCTACTAAAAGGAACTAAAGCAACTCCTGATGAAATAAAACAAGTTATTGAGTGGTATTTAAGCGAGCATCCTGTGTCAGAGATTGCACAGAGGATGTACCGCTCTTCTACATTTGTTAAAAACATAATTAATAAAGTAGGAGTACCAGAAAAACGTCCTAAAACAGAGCAAGGTGCGAAACACAAAGTAGGCTTTTTGCCAGAAGAGTGTGTTTCTGAAAGTTTTGAAGTAGGAGAAAGAGTTTGGTGTGCAAGATATGACCTGCCAGGCATAATTAAAAAAGTAATGCCAAATACAAAACAAACAAATTATAAAGATAAATATGGCGTAGATTGTTACCATGTTTATGTAATTGAAATAACAAACTTTGATACTCCCAACTTTGGGTATCAAGAAGTAGGTGGGTATAACTCCCATCAACTAGCCTATGATTTAGGTAGTTTGAAACATTTACAAAAGTACGGCGCTGACATTCAACCAGCTTAAGGAACTAAAATATGGACATTTGGATCGTCCTAGCGGCAGGGTATGTCGCGACATCTATTATGCTATTTTTCAGAACTTACTTTATCTGTGTTAGAATGATAAAGGAGTATAAACCTGATAGTATAATAATTCAATATAGAACCCTACATGCATTAATATTTGCAATAGGGATAGTATTAATAACCATACCCATAACAAGAGTAGTATTTAATAATAATATTCGTAAAAGATTTTGTATAGGGTATGTAAATTCAGTAATGGAGAAAAAATGAGAACAATAATGAAAAAGGCACTTAAATTAAAATATGAAGGTCAGATAGCAGAAGCAGACGCCAACATAGAAATTTATTTAAAAAATCCTGCTGGAATCGGAGAACACTCAGATGTTATAGCAGAAGTCGATAAACAAATAGAGCTGGCGGCCTCAGCTCAAGAAAAACTAGATTATCTAGGAAAAATAGGAAACTAACTATGTTAAACAATACGCTTGAAGAGGAATTAAGAGTATTACTATGTGAACAAAAAAAGGAGATCGCTATCCTTAAGCAAAACATACAGCAGCTACAATCGATGGTTGCTGAAGAGTCAGAACAGAAATATCGTGCATATATAAAGTATGCGGATTTACAAAGGGAATTTGATATATAATCAAAAAACAGTTCTTGACATGGCGTCTATTTTTCTGTATAATATTTATATATGGGAGATAGATTTTATCAACAACAACTCGAAAAACTAGGTACATATCCTGGCTATCGAGGTACAAAAAGGAGAAGAAGAATGGCATGGACAGATGAATCCAAAGCTCAGGCAGTTGAAATGTACACAGATGCAGAAGCAACTCCAGAGACATCAATGGAAATCGTAAAAGACATAGCTGAAGAGTTAGGTGAATCACCTAATGGAGTCAGAATGATTCTTACAAAAGCTGGCGTTTATGTGAAAAAATCTCCTGCAGCTAGAAGTACTTCACCATCTACAGGTGGTGGTACATCTAGAGTAAGCAAAGCAGATGCACAGGAAACCCTAAAGGGTGCTTTAACTGATGCAGGTCAAGAAATTGACGCTGACATCATTGATAAGCTAACTGGCAAAGCCGCAGTTTACTTCGCAGGTGTAATCAACGCAATAAATAACTAATAAGCTACCATTACTCGAA